AGCCCCACGTTCGCCTTGGCCTGGTCGTACCGCGAGCCATACACCTGCTTGGCGCGGGCCGCACCCACTGCCTTCTGCGCCGCCGCCATCGCAGCCTGGTACCGCTGGTACTGGGCCAACGCAGCCGAGTACGCCTGCCGCTTTGCCTCGTTGTCATTGGTGCGCTGCGTCAGCCCCGCCTGGGTGACATCAGTGAGGGGGATGGGAAGAGTCATCAAACCCTCCGGGCGGCGAGCTTCAAGCGGGCAAGAACAGCGTACGGGTGAGTGGACACCAACTCACCCACCATGGACGGATGCGCTGCGGGCTGCTGCTGGCTGAGCTTGGTCATGGCCTGGCGGCGGGAACGGTCCGCGTAGCCTTCGTGATCCACCCGGCCGAACGTGGCGTGGGACTGGCCGGACGAACCGCCGTACACCCGGTTGCCCACAGCATGTGGATTACTGGTGTGGATGGACTGGCCGTTCGGGTGGCCGTAGGGGCTGCTCACGACGTGTTCACCTGCCGACCGTGGCTCGATGCGTGCGCCAGAATTTCCCACACCATGAAGTTCCCGGTGGTGCTGGACGCCAGCGCTCCCAGGTTCTTGATCGGCTTGTTGACCGCGATCGACAGCGCCCGGAACCGCATGCTCCGCACCGGCACCTTGCCACCGTAGGTGCCCGCAGGAATTGAGACAGTTTGATCGGTGGTCAACGCAGGACCGCTTCTCAATTCCAGCGCAGCCGGGTTGTCCCCACCGGACAGCGTGTTGTTGACCCGGGCGTCCAGCCAGTGCAGCCGCTTCCAGGTGTCGTACTCGCCCCCGGTGGCCGGGGGGGTGATGAGCGCGTACTGCGGGCTGATCGTGGTGCCGTTGCCGTCCACATCCAGCTTGTCGTCGGAGAAGGCGTAGGCGGTGCGCACCATCGACAGCACCCGGGTACCGTGGCCGTACAGCACACCCCGGCCACCCATCGACAAGGTGGTGTCGGTGTCGGACCACCCGATCTGCTTGGTGGAGGGCGCGGCGGCAGAGGTGAAGGTGCCGTCTGCGTTCTGGTAGGCCCGCAGCGACCAGGCGCCCGTGTGCAGGTTCATGGAGACGTGGCTGAACACCTGAGAGCTTCCGGTGAACGACGGCCCCACGATCAGCTTGTCGTTCTCCAGGCCGATGACCGCGTTCGGCACGTAGTCCAGTGCCATGTTGCCGCGCCAGTCCTCGTTCACCGCGATGTCGGTGAACACGTTGTTGGTCATGCGGTACACGGAACGGTCATTGACGATGAAGATGCCGCCGGTCCACAGGGTCGCGGAGTACGCCCCGATCAGGTTCGAGATCAGGGTGAGTTGGCCGTCGATCGCCGGGTCGGAGGTGAAGGTGAACAGGAACGTCTTGTTGCGCTTGAAGATGTAGAGCTGGGAGTTCACCACCACCACGTCGTTGATCATCTGCCCGTCACCGGGGTTGATGTCCACGAACCCGCCGTCCGGCGCGGCCCATGTGGTGGGGTCGGTGGCCTTCGACCAGTACATGCGGTTGGCAGCCTTGTCGATGACGAAGGCGCGCTCGCGCACCACGAACGACAACTCGCCCTTGGGCATGGTCCCGACAGCAGTCCAGGTGCCCGCCGTCATCGACGTGCGGGACTGCCCGGTACCACCACCGGGTGCGCCGACGAAGTAGATGAGGTTGTTGTACTGGAACAGGCTGGCGTAGATGCCCGACAGGCTGCCACCCGGTGCCACCGTGTACTGCGTGGTGTCGTGCGGCTTGATGGTGGAGTACACCTTTGTGGTGCCCGGCGAGCCGCCGTCGTGGGTCGCGATCACCGCGTACTTGATGCTGGTCGTCAGGTCCACGCTGCCCAGCAGCGAGAACAGCCCGTTGGTGGACAGGTCGGTGTACATGGTGCTGGAGCCGCACTTACGGCAGCCCGGCCGAGCAACCAGAGTGCCGGTGTCAGTCACGTCCAGGTTGGTGACGAACCGCAGCGCGGTTGGCGGCGTGGCGTAGGGAGCGGTGGAGAAGTCCCGCTGTGCCAGTCCGCTCGGCCACGGCCCTAGACGCAGCGCCGTGCTCGCCATTAGTACCCCAGCCAGGTGTCATCGATGGACACCGTGATGTTCGGGTACGCCTGCTTGGGCTGCCACAGGTCCATGTCGGTCTGGGCGATTCCCGTGTTGAAGGCGGCCATCTTCATGGCTTCGCCCTGCGGGTTCGCGTCAAGTTCGTGCGCCTTGGCGATGCAGTAGTCCACGATCCGCAGGTGGTACTGCACCGGAAGCTCCGGGGTGTCACCCACCACCGTGACCGCGACTGGAATCCTGGTGTAATACATCTTCAAAACGCTGGTGGAGTTGTTGGGGATCGGGTACAGGTTGATGAATCCGCCCCACACCCAGTACGTGGTGGGCGTACCACTGCCGACGCTCGCTACCCCAGCGTCGTAGTTCGGCACCATCTCCTCGGCCTGGGCGAACGAGATGGGGTCCAGCGTCATCCCGTCGTACTTCACCGACCGCAGTTGCAGAATGTTGGTCGGGGTGACGTACGCCCCGACACCGGAGGTGACCGTAGCGGTGGTGGTGACCTGGAGCAGTTCCTTCTGACGGGCGATCTCGGCCTGGGCGTCGTTCACCCAGCGAATCACGTCGGCGGAGTCGATCTGAGCGCCGGACTCGTCACCAAAGGCCCGCTGCACGCGGGTCAGGATGTCGGAGACGAGCATAGGTACCCCTTACAGGTCGCGACGCCCGCCGTAGGGTCGATCGAAGCGGATGCCATTGTGCACGTAGGTGTTCAGCGGCGAGTTGAAGACCGCCTGGGCAAACTCCCGGGCCGCCTCCTTCGCCTCACGAGCCTTCTTGGCCTCCACCAGCTTCACGGCCTCATTGTGGGCCTCAGTGCGCGACCACACGTCGTGCTTGTGGGTGTCCCCGAGGTAGATCCGCTCGATCACGCGCTCATCGAACTCCGCCTCCGACTTCACCGAGAACGCGACGACCCGCCCGCCGTCCCGGGTGCGCTCGATGATGCGGAACGCGTCGTCGTCGGGTTCCCGGCGGTCCCGGGGCACCCACTGGACCTCCAGGTTCGGGTCCATGTCGTGGATGATCTCCGCAATACGGGCCACCTTCGCCGAAACGAACGAGCCGTCCTCCAGCGGCACCGCCGCATCAACCAGGTGGTCCAGCATCAGAGCCCTCCGAGAACCATGGCGACGAACACGCCGGTACCACCAGCGGTGGTGCCGGACAGCCGAGGCCGGATGTACCGCAGCGGGGTGTCGATCGCGTTGGTAAACAGGGTGACCGCAGCGGTGGTGAAGGCGAAGCCTCCCGCCGCAACCGCCGCATTGGACGTGGCGTTCAGGATCGCCAACTCCAGCCAGTCGGAGCCGTTGACGGTGCCTTCCACGGTGAACTTGCCCGCCGAGAAGGTGCCCGTGGTCCGCAGCGAGGCTGAGAAGGACTGGAAGCTCTGCGGGATGGTCAGGCCAGCCACGGTAGAGGCCACCCCGTTGAGCGCCATCACGTTGCCGATGGTGTCCACGGCAACGCCGTTGATCCCGGACTGCGCCTCGGCCACGTAGAAGCCGTTGGCCACGTTGAACTGGTAGTCCGCCAAGCTGGGCACGAGCACCCCTTTCAGACAGGGGGCCGGACCCAGGGACTGGAGGGTGCCCCGGGTCCGGCCAGCTTGATCAGTTCTCGGTGATGTCAGCGAACAGCGCGTTGGCGTTCCGCTGCTTCACACCGATCTCCCAGTACTTGTACAGCCGGGCCTCGTACTGGTCGAAGCCCGAGATCCGCGACCACATCGAGCCGTCCGTGTCGTCCCAACTCCAGTCCTCCTCCTGGAAGACGGTGAGGCTGGGCTCGTTGACGAACCACATCTTGCCGGTCGGCGCGTCGGGGTCATCGATGACCGGGATCTCCTGGCCGTGGTTGAACGCGAGACCGGAGAAGCCGCCCGCGAACTCCTTGGTGTCGGTGTACCGGCGCTGCTGGGTGAGCAGGTTGAAGTACGCCCGGCGAACACCGAGGGAGGCGAAGATGACGGTCGGCCGAGCGCCACCCGCCTTCCGCACCCGGTCCACGATGGCGATCATGGCCGACTCGGACAGCGCGCGGGACGTGCCGTTGTTGGAGTCCACGACGGAGGCCCACACCGGCTGGGTGGCGGGGTCCACGTTGTAGAGCGCGCCGGTCGCCTTGACGATCGAGGACAGGCCGTTGGGCTCCAGCACGGTGCCCGCGAAGTTGCCGGTCCGGACCACCAGGTCACCGGTCGCGTCCGAGGCGATGTCCGCGCCGGAGTAGACGAAGGTGCCCGCCGGGGCGGTGGTGACGGTGATCGAGGTGATGGTCCGGTTCGAGCCACGCACCGTGCCGCCGGGGGACACGATGTCGATGACCTGGCCGACCTCCAGGTACTGCACGTCGTTGACGGCCGAGGTGTTCGCGGTGGCCTGGGACGCAGCGGACAGGGTGGCCAGGGCGCCCGTGCCGTCACCGTAGAAGATGCGGGCGGTGTCCTTGGCCACGTCGTTCTTGAGGCCGTCCATCTCGTCCGACATCACCGAGGCGAACGCCTGGGCGTTGGTCTTGAGCAGGCGCATCGACTGGCCCGACAGCAGCAGCATGCCGTAGCCGTACTTGAGGCCGATCTGCACCGAGGCGTAGCCCTGGTTGCCACCGGTCGGCAGTGCGCCACCCTCAGCGCGGTAGCCGAGGCCGGGGTTACGGGACACGCGGATCGGGAAGCGGACGTACTTGCCTCCGGTGTCCGACGACACGCCGTCGCTGGACTTCATGACCCGGCGCAGGCCGATGACTTCCTTGTTGAGTTGGCCGACCAACTGCGGGAGGTAGACCTCCTTCGCGATGTTGGTCGCGGTAACGAGAGTGGCGGGCATGCGGGTGCTCCTTGGTGGGCAGGAGCGTCACGCCGGAGCGGACTACCCCTGGGACTGGGCTGCCTGGATCATCTGAGCCACCAGATTCCGCGTGTCTTGCGGATTCAGGTTGGTCACATCCACCTGGTTCGAGGGGCTTCCACCGCTTGCAGACATGATGCCGGGGAGACGCCGCTGGTTCGCGGCAGCGATGACCGACTGCTCCCAGGTCTTGTATGCCAGAACGGCCTTCTCGGGGTCATCGAACTCACCCGAGGCGACCTTCGCCAGCACCCAATCCTGGTCGTAGTCACCGTGCTTGGTCTTGAGATCCCCGAGGTACTGGTCGAACTGTGCCAGTTCCTCCTGGACCCGCTGCTGCTCCTGCTGCTCCATGATCGTCCGGCCGGTCAACTCAGCGAGTTGCTCGACACGGTTGATCCGCTCCACGACCTCAGGCGGAAGACCTGCCAGGTCGGTCTGTGCTTGGTCCTGGCCCCACTGCTGAGTTTGCCCACCCTGACCCTGCTGGGCCTGAGCCTGCGAACCCAATTGCAAGCCGAACTCCTGGGCGAGCCACGGGATGACCTCGTTCGGGTTCTGCTGGATCTGGTCCAGCATCGCCGCTGCTGCGGTCAGGTACTGCGGCTCGTAACGCTGCGAGAGCGTCTCGTACGGCTTGTACTGGGACTGTGCCTCTTCGAGCTTGGACTGCCAATGCCGGTCGGTCTGCTTGAACCCGTCGAGCAGTTGACCGTGGAACTGTTCCGGAATGTCCTTGAGATACCCGGCGTACTGTCCGGCTGCGTCTCCCTGGCCCTGGCCCTCAGTGGGCTGTACCTCGGGGGTGCCCCCCTCGACGGGCATCGTCATGTAGGTCCCTCCGGTCCTGGTTCTTTCCGCAGGATACTACCGATTACCGATCACGAAAGGTGGTCGCGTGGTCGGACGCATGTATCCAGGCATACCGTTCTGAGGTTCGGTGCTCCCCATCTTTGGTCCAGGACCTGGAGTGATGGGCCGCCGGAACGGCATTCCCGGCGGGCCGACCACACCCGGCGGCAGGCTCGACCCGCCGCCCGGAGCCTCAGGCGGAATCGCCGGACCACCCGGAGGAACGTTGCCCCCGATCGGTCCGCCACCTCCCGGGCGACCCTGAGACATCCGGGCGCGGGCCAGCATCTGCATCCGCTGCGCGTCGGGCGCACCAGGCATCGCCTGCGCAGGCGGGGTGGGTCCACCGCTGATACCCCGGTTGCCCTGGGCCAGCGACGCCAGGATCGCCAACAGTGGCGACGGCGACCCGCCCTCCGGACGGCCAGGCGGACCCGGACGGGGGTTCATGCTGCCCATGCCCATGGGCCGGACCGGCATCGTCATCAGATACTCCCCGGGCTGTCGTTGAGGCGGAGCGCGTACTGCTTGTCGTTCTTGCTGGACTGGTTCAGCCGGGTCGCGTTGGTGGTGCCGCTGTTGCTGCCCCAATAGGTCGAGTTGACCGTAGTCAGCCGGGCATCCAGATCCTGAACACTGTCGTAGTTCTCGGGCTGCCCCAGCGCATCCGCGCCCTCCGACAGAATCACCAGGTCGCCGTTGGCGTCGGTGCCGATGTCGGCGCCGGAGTAGGTGACAGTCAGCGTGGTCGTGCCCGAGATCGCGGTGATGTTCCGCGTCGAGCCACGGACGGTTCCGGTCGGGGACACGATGTCCACGATCTGACCGATCTCCACGGACGCGACCGGCGGGTAGCCGGTGTTCGGGCCGTTGCACTGGAACTGGTTGGCGACGGTCTGCGTGCCGTTGAGAATGGCGACGATCCGACTACCCCGGCGACGGTCCACGATCCCCAGTGCGGTGGAGCCCATATCGGTGTTCGGCATGTCATCCCCCTCCGGGGGTGCTTGGACCGGGCGGACCCGGAGGTGGTGGCGGTCCGGGCGGGGGACCACCTGGTCCAGATGGTAGGCCAATACCCGATGCTTCCGGTGGGCCGCCACCCATCTGCATTTGCATGGCCGCCATCTGCTTCGCCTCATGTTCGGCCACGTGCTCATCGAACATGGCCTGAATCTCCGGCGGCAGGGTCTGGTACATCTGACCCTTCTGGAAGCGCTGGTGGTCCTTGATGTGCGCAGGGTCGTTGTCGTAGGGATTGACCGGCACCTGAATACCCCGGGACATCAGGATGTTCTCCCGGTCGGTCTGGCGCCGATCGGCCTGCCAGTCTTCCAGTGCCTTGTCCATTCCGCCCAGGTCAAGGGCGGTCAGCAGCTTGGTCCCGGCTTCGGGGGCGCCGGGCTGCCCAGGAGCCCCCGGGGCGCCGAAGACGCCCTTGGAGTAGAGGTCCAACAGCATCGCGGAGCGGGCCGACTTGCTCACCGGCAGGCTGGACCCGGACTGCACCCGGATGTCCGCGACACCCTTCACGTCCGACACGCTGAACTGGAGGGCGTCGAAGCTCCCGTCCGCGCCAACCGTGCGGATCAGCCGAGGACCGGTCCAGAACTCGCGGACGTGGGACAGGCAATGGCGGCCCAGGCGGGCGACCGCTTCCTCCAGACTGGCGGTGGTGTAGGCAAGCAGCGTGTCGTCCTGCTCCTGCAAGTACGCGATGGCCGAGGCTGCGGTGTGCGACGGCGCGAACCCCCGGCTGATCTGGTGCTGGCCCGACACGTCATCGAAGTCAGCCTGCAACTGCTGCACCTGCTCGATGACGTACTGCGGGATGGGCACCAACGGCAGTGGCTCCAGCTTGCCCAGGCCGAGCTTGTAGAAGACCACCTGACCCGGCTCGGACGTGATCGCGGGAACCTCCACCGAGCCCTCGGGCGCCTGGTACTTCGGCTTGCTCATCAGGTTCTTCGACTCGACAAGCTGGGACCGGGTGCGGTTCAACTCCCGCTGCAACGGAACCAGGTCGGTGATGGAGGACTCCGCGTAGAAGCCGTCCATCGGGATGTGGTCGTGCTTGGAGAACGGGACCTCCTTGTGCGCGAAGACCGGCCCCTTCTCCCGCACATCCCACACTTCGACAAGCTGGTCGCCCACGGTGGTGATGAGTCCACCCTGCGGTAGATCGCGGTGCACACCCGACTGAATCCAGGTCTCCAGGCAGAGCACCTGCTGGGTGGGGCGCGGCGTGAACGGCCCAGCCAGCACGTCCTCCATCAGCGCGTCGGTGGCCGAGACGGTCGCCTTGTCGCTGATGTCCTTGTTGAGCCGGTGGCGCACCCACTCCTTGGTGTGCGTGGTGGCGTGCATCACCCACGGCTGGCCGTCGATGTCCCGCTCACGCACGTCAGGGATCACCAGGTGGAACGGGTCCACCGTCTCCACCTTGATGTCGCCCATGGGCTGGCCGGTGGTCGGGTCGATCTCCCCACAGGACGGGTCCCACCAGTCCTTGGTGAAGCTGGTACCGCAGATCGCGGACCACCACACCAGGTCGCGGATGGTGCGGGCCAGCTTAAGGTCGGCCCACATCGAGTCCAGCAACTGTTCGGCCGCCCGCGAGGCGGCCAGATCGCTGTCATCGGAGGTGGCCGGGACGGCGACGAACTGCGGCTTGGTGGAGGTCAGCTTGGCGATCTCCTTGCGGACGATCGGCCTGATCCGGTTGATGACCAGGCGCACCCGCCACGGCGGGGCCTCCGGCACACGCAGACGCACACCCAGTGGTGAGGTGGCCTGCCGATAGAACTCCACGTTCTGCCGCCCGGCGTAGAACGCCAGGTTCAGGTACCACTGGCGCTCACGCGGGGTCCGGGCGGACCGGCCCATCGTGTAGTGCCGCTGCACCCATTCGACCATCTTCGCCTTGTCGCGCTCCGAGAGCCGGTGCAGGCTGGACGGTCCACTGACGGTCTCACTCTGTTGCGAAATCGGAGCCGCGAGCAGTGGGTCCGATGGGGAACTCAGGGAGATGGAGGGCATCGTCATAGCCGAGCATTACCTCCTCCCCCGTCTCCATCTGGCGACGCCAGAGTGCCAACTCCTGCTCGTCCGCCGCTGCGGACACGTGCTGCACCGGGGCCTTGTCGATCCCGCGCAGTGCGGCGAACGTGGTGATCTCCCCACCGGACAACATCATGTCGGTGAGACGGGCCTCCCGGGCGAGGCTCCGGGAGATCATCTCATCGAACCTCCGGTGCACCTGCCGATTCGGTACCCCGGCCAGCAGTGCGCCGAGGCCGACCGCCACCAGCGTTCCGACGAACACCGCCACTAGCCACCACGGGTTCACTCGCATCCTCCTTGATCATCGCCCGGACCGCAGCGCGGACATTGGCGAGCGCGGTCAGTTCACCCAACGCATCGGCAAGCCGACCGCGCACGTCGATGACCTCCAGGTCGAGGTCAGCAACCTCGTCAAAGGTCTTCATGTCCCACGCCCGTGCCATCTCGATGACGCAAGGAGCGCAGATGTAGAAGCGACCCAGCCAGTCGTCCGTGATCCCGGTGTCGATGAAGCCGTCCTGGGACTCAGCCACACGGCACAAGAGACACTGCCCCGGCGCCAACGGCAGGGTCTGGAGACGGACGAACCGGCTGTTGGTCACTCGCCCTCCGGTGCCTTCGCGGTGCTCGACTTCGGCTCCGACTCTTCGGCCTTCACCGACGCCTCGTGCTTGCCCTTCTCGGCGTCGCCCGGGGTGTAGGTCGGGTCGCCCGCGCCCTCGACGCCCGCCGACTTGCGCAGATCCTCGGCGGCATTCAGGTCGGCGGTGCTGGTGATAAGCGAACCGGAGACCAGCGGCTCACCGCGCTCGGCCACCACCGGGTGCGTGTTCGCCGCGATGGCGGTCAGGTCCACCCGGCTGCCGTCCTTCTCCCAGCCCTGGTTCTCGATGTAGTCGCGCATGCGCTGCTGCTCCGCCGCGAGAACGTCGTCGTAGAACAAGGACTGCTTGGGACGGCCGTCCGGGCGCAGCGTGCCCTCGGCCAGCGCCGCACGGGCCACCTCGTCGGCGGTCATCGCGTGGTTGGTCCGGCCGTACAGGTCTTCGGTGACCCCATCGGGGTAGTTCGTGGTGGTCTCCTTCTCAGGAGCCTCCACCTCGGCCTTGCGCTTGCGGGGTGGCATGGTGGGTCCCTTCATCGAGGAATGGGGTGATTGTTGCACCCCGACGTGCCCAGTAGGTGCGAAGCGTGGAGACGTGCCTACCTATGCACCACCGTGCGATCGGCGGCGCCTCGGTGCAGTATCCGTCCCGGAAGTTCAGGGCGAACGTGGGGCTGGGCAGGGTGACGTAGAGCCAGAACGACGTACTCACCACATACCCCCCATGTGCTCGTCCACCAACTCGAAGTCGCCGTAGTCGGAGTCGCGGGTCTTCTTCCGGGTCACCAGAACCTTCGGCCTGTTGAACGGGTCTTGCATCACCGGTCCCTCCATCGAGGGGCGCTGGCCAGGGGCGAGCGGGCCACCAGGCTCATGCGGCTTTGGACGGGCCGCCAGATCGGCGGTGTCGGGCCGGGACATCAGGAAGTACCGCAACGAGTCGCAGGCGTGGTCGTTCTTCTTGAGCGGCACCTCGAACTTGTTGACCCGATCCCGCATCTTGGGGCTGATGTAGGTCTTCCAGCGGTAGTGCCGCATCTCGCGGATCAGGTTCACGCAGTCGGTGGTGCACTGCCAGCGCGGGGTCTGGCCGGGTGCGCACATCAGGTAGCGCCGGACCCGGTTAATCCCGGCCTCGACGTTGTTGTCGCCCAAGATGATGTTCACCCCGGCGCGCAGGTAGTCCAGGTGGATCGAGTTGACGATGCCCTGCGCCTGCTGGCGGTTCGCGATCGACGGGTCCCCGATCCGGTACTCCACCGGCCGCCGCCACTCCATCTCGCGGGCCAGCAGAACGGCGGCGTGCTGATCGGCGGTCATCTCGGCGGCGTAGTGCTCCGCGAAGGTCAATACCTGACCACCAGGTCCAACTGCATGCCAGAGCCACGCAGTTGGGGCGGCGAGGCCATGATCCATTGAGGCGTAGATGGGCCATCCTGCGGGGGGAGCTTGTGCAGGTACAACGTGATCGTCAGCGTTGAAACCGGGGTACACAAGTCCGCCGAGAGCCGTGTAACGACCATGGACACGCGCCTCACGCTCCTCGTTGCTCAAGGTGGCGACGAATCGCTGCACCTCATCGGCGTCCAAGTGCGGGTTGTCGGCCATGTCGGCTTCGATCACGTCGATATCGGGGTTGTCCCGCTTGCCCTCGGTGCCAGGCAGGTAAATCTGCTCGTAGCTCCAGTTCTGGCCCATGATCGGCGTCATGGTGATCCACATGTTGCCCTTGGCGTCCACGGTGCGCGCGCGGTTCTCAGTGAAGACCGCCTGGGACGGCTCCTCGTCAAACCACACGAAGTCACGGGACACGCCCGCGAACTTCTCCAGCGCCGACTCGCCGGACATGAACTGGATGGTGGAGCCGTTCGCCAACGTCAACGTGCGCAGTTGGCGGTCGAAGCTGTCTTCCCAACTGGCGCGGATCAGGTCGGACGGCAAGATCCAGCGGCGCAGCGCGGGCAGGATGATGTCGGCCACGCCGTGGTCGTAGTCCACCGCGACCACGCGACCCTTGATGGGCCGGTTGGGGAACGTACGGAACGGGTGGCGCTTGGTGGCCCACCACAGAGCCTCGATGATGCCTGCCGTGGTCTTGCCCGCACGGTTGCCCCCGATGTACTGCCGCAACCGTGCGGGCGAGCGGTGGAACCTCTGCTGCATCTCGTGCGGGGTGTACCCGAGCATGTTGGGCTGCTCGGCCGTCCGTGCGAGTTCGGCAGCGATGTTCTCCAGGGCATCAGCGAGGTTCACTAGTCGCGGATCTCGCCTGGGCCGAGCGGGAAGGGCTGAGACGAGATCGGACCACGATCGTCCTCGAAGTGCATCTCGTCCAGCTTGGGCTGCATGGTGGGGTCGTCCTTAACCGGGGTTCCGGCCTGCCAGCCCGACAGCACGGTGGCGAGAGGGATGGCGAGGACCACGATCAACGCCTGCACCCACGGGGGGCCAGGAAGGATCTTGGCGTTGTCGTTAAGGGCAATGAGGACCCCGACGATGATGCTGACGAACAGCGAGGCCAGGGACCCCGCGATGACCTTCGGGTGAACCGGGCCAACCTTCATGTGTTCTCCGTGAACAGTTGATCGAACTGCCCCGCGGGGACCGGCTGGACGTACCCGGTGACCACGTTGATGGTGACCATGGAGTTGGGCAGGAACGCGCCGTCCAGGTTGGCGGGGTCCATGTCAAGCCACTCCGCGATCTCGTTCAGGTTGGTGCCGTCGTACAGCCGGGCATCCACCACCGGCTGGTTCTGGGTCCAGGTCACTTGGTCGCCTTCATCTCGGTCAGGGCCGCGAGGGCCTGCTTGATCTCGGCCAGTTCCTCGAAGATCGCGGGACCACGCTCGAAGAACTCGATCGGGGTCATCGCCTTGTCACCACCCGGGATGTCATGCCGGGTGCGCATCCACTGGTCCACGCCAGCAGCGATCTCTGCCTTGGTGTTTGCCATGTCGTCCTCTCCCAAGTACGGAATGGTGGCCAGAACGGCGTTCCGGAACGAGTCCATGTTCACGCCGTCCGGGTCGGACTTGCGGCCGGGCGCGTACTCCTTGTGCCCTAGCACCGCGTTACGTGGGCTCCACCCAGTGAACTCGCAGATCGCCGCGCAGGCGATGCGCACCGCATCAAGCTGGAGCGGAACCCACGGCTCCTTGTCGGTGTGATCGGTCTCGATGCCCAACGACTTGCGGTTGCCCTCGCCTGCACCGACAACACCCCAGCCGGTGCCCCTACCGGCATGCTGGGCACGGCCCGCAGCGATGATGTAGACATCGGCCTCACGGTCGATCCACACCTGTGCGTCGTAGTTGTCGTCGCCGCTGCTTTTGAACCCGTTGATCAGGTAGTTCAGTGCACCGGGCGAGTCCCCGTACGGACTGCCATCGTGGTGGACCATGACGGCGCGGGGCAGGAAGTCGCCATCGTCGGTGTGCCCCCGCGCTTCCCAGCCGGGAACAGTGATCACGTTCAGTCCGGCACGGGCAAGAACGTCCGGCAACCAGAGCATCCGTTCGGTGACCATGCGATTCCCTCCGTCAGAGAGACACGATAATCCTGCGGGCGGTCGCGGACAGCGTGTCGGACACGATTTTGTACTGCAACGTGAAGGTGTGTGTACCCAGCGCCGCCGAGGCGAACGACCCTGGCCGGGTCAGCGTCAGGTCCTGAATGCTCAGCGTCTGCCAGGAGTCAGCATCGGCTGCGGCAACGGTCTCGGCGCCGGAGACTGCCCAACTTCCGAAACCAGCGTGCCCGGAACCGCCACCAGCCACGTGCGCGCGGGCACTGACCTGAACCGTGCACTTCTGGCCGACCACCATCCAGAGCGACACCGACGTGGTGACGGCGTCAGCCAGATTGGCATACGTAGTGGAGGTTGTGGTGGAGCCGCCGGAAGTGTCCGCCTGCACGATATAGCTGCCGCAGATACCCCACGCCTGCGCCGTGGTACCGAGCGTGATGGTGCCGGTGGTGTACAGCTTCCAGGTGGTCTTCCCGTACAGCGTTCCCTCTTGGACGTTGACTTGCATCCCGGAGAACGTGACGGCATCGAAGTTGCTGTCCGAGTCGCGAACCAGCGGGCTGCCGGATCCCTGATACAGCCACACCCCATTCTCTGCGCCGGCCGTCTGGTTGACCAGCAGCACCCGTTGGCCGGTGGCCATGGACACGCCGTCCGCCGTGAGCGAACCCGGGGTTCCGGTGTTGACGTTGGTCAACGCCACCGCTCGTACCGGGCGGAGCATGCCGGGGGTCGCGGCGTAGTGCTGGCCAGGAGTGATGGTGGACTCGGTGACCAGGTACATCCCGCTCGCGCCGTGCGGGATAGTGGCGACCTCCAGGCTCTGGTTGATCACCAGGAGGTCGCCCATGCTGGACCCGGCCGGTGCGCTCAGGGCCGTCAGGGCGATGTGGTTGCTGGAGACGCCATCGTGCTTGTGGTCGCCCGGCGACGACTGGGTGTTGCCCTTGCCGAGCGTGTGGTGCTGGGACAGCGGGCCTACGTCGATGTCGGAGTTCTGGTGTAGCTCGCTGACACCCTGCGGCGTGGACAGCGGCTCGGTGGTGGTCACAGCGCGTGGCCCGTCTGGTCGATGACTCGGGGAAGGGCGGCCATGGGCTGGCCGCCGCGCATGGCCCCGGCGATGGCGGCCAACTCGGTGGCGATCTGAGTTTGGGTGGCGGGGTCACAATGCCGGGAGATGACTTCCAACACCCGGGCCATGAGCATGCCCGCATCCACCGCGTTCTTGTCCTGCTTGATGCGGCCGGTGAGTTCCATGGACAGCTTGATCGCGGGCACATCGCCAGAGACGGCCTCCCGGATCAGGGCCATGTCGATCTCGCCCTGCTTGTCTCCGAACAGTCGGGAGCCCAGGTCGCGCACGTACCCGGCGAACACCGGGTCGCCCATCCACCCGTCCCACTGCTGCACTGTCACGTCGATCTCTTCGAGGGCGGCAGCGAGGGTGCGCGGGTTGTGAACGAGGGAGTAGTACTGCCGCACCGCATTGACCTGCTTGGTGGTGAGCCCAGCTTCTCCACCGGAGACGGCCTGCTCCCAGGACTGGCAGTTGTCGGGGATGACGCCGAGGGTGATCAGGTCCGCGATGGTCTGCGGGTTCTCCAGGGCGCCCAGCACGGCCTGGGTGTCGATCTTCTTGTAGGTGCTGATCTTGTCCACGGTCGGCAACCGGGAGTACTGGTTCCAGGTCTGCACGATGCAGGTGATGACGGACCGGCGATCACGCTCCTCCTGGGGCAGATCCCGCCAGCGCACGTGGCCGCCGTGGTTCAAGTTCTTCCGCACGTCCTCCCCGGTGTACTGCGGGGTGACGGTGGACCCGACGCCCACGTAGGGCGGGGCCTCATCGAGCGCGTTCGGCGCGGGCTTGAGGTCGGTCACATACCCAGTGTGGCACCCGGTTCAAGAAGTCCTTGCGCCGGACGGAACCGTCCTGTAGGTTCTCCCTTGAACACGGAACGGTCCTCCGCGACCCTTGGTACTGGAGCCCCGCCGGTCGCCCGCACAGCTATTGGCGGGGCTCCTCCCCACAACACAACAGACTTGCCACCCGGGTCATACAGCACACCACCGGGTGGGGTGATCCACCACCTACGGGGCTTGGTGTCGATCACCCGGGAGCCCCGTCCGCCCCCCAGGCCCGCAGCGGGGCTCCCGTCAACTTCCCACCCGGCCACACAGGGGAAGGCTGGCCGGGTGGGAAGACAGCGTGCAGTCAGGTGTTCACACCCGACACCAATCTGGATTGATCATCCGGATGTTCGGGTCCTGAGTGGACGGCGGTACAGGCTTCCACCGTGCACGAAACGGAGCCCAAGGGACCAGCCTGACTCGGTGAGGGACGGGCTGGTCCCTTGTTTTTTGCCCACGGACTGGACAACGTGCGTGCGTTGTGCTAACGTGAGGTCACGATCGAGAGGATGAGCCATGAGGAAGACGAAGTGGGCCAAGATCGACTCTGGCAACAAGCGTCGGAACACGAGCGACCGTGCCGAAGTCGAGTTGCAGTGCCCCGCTGGGCACACCGGGCGTTTCAGCACCAAGGTGGAGAACGCCCAGGCCACCCGGAACTGGGACCAGGAGCACTCCACGCATCGCAAGAACGACTGATCACCATGGTCAAGTGGAAGTCGTGCTACCTCTGCGGCGGTACCAAGAAGATGCCGAGTGGCAGGAAAGACGAGGACGGCAACCCGATCATGGTGACCTGCTCGGCGTGCCACGGCACCGGCAAGGTGGTGGACACCGAATGAGCCACCCGGGCATGTTCAACTACGAGCCTTCCGAGTACGACACCGACGAGATGCAGACCTTCCACGTGGGCTACTGGTGCCCGCGCGGTGGTGGGCACGCCGACCTCTTCAATGAGGCAGACGGCGGCATGTGCGGGTCGAAGGGCTGGCCCCTGTACCTGGAGTGCCCGAAAAGCGAAGTCAACGAACTCCCCGAGTGGATCAAGGAGCGGCGCTATGACGGCTGAGTGGCCCATCGATCGGCGGCTGGGGATGAACCTGTCGTTCAAGGGCGCTACCGCACTGTCGGAGCTTCTGGCGATGGGCGAGGGCACCAAGACCGACATCGTGAACGGCGCCCTGGAGCGGATGCTCTACATCACCAAGGCCCTGGACTCGGGTGCCAAGCTCTACCTGGAGCGGCCCGGCGTGGAGGGACTGGAGAACGTGGTGTTCCTATGACCGGGTGGCACAAGAGCACATTCAGTGCGCAAGGCAACTGTGTGGAGGTGAGACACGTGGACCCGTGGAAGAAGTCGAGCTTCTCGCACGGCAATGGTCAGTGTGTGGAGGCCCAGCACGTCAACAAGGTCTGGCAGGTCCGCAACACCAAGGACCGTTGGGGCACCGTCGTGCAGTTCACCGAGGCTGAGTGGTCCGCGTTCATCGCGGGGGTGAAGGCCGGGGAGTTCGATGAGTGAACCCCTCTCCTGGGACGAGCGCGTGCAGATGTTCCTCGATGAACTGAACGACATCGAGGCCACCTGGAAGATCAGCTTGGTGGATCACTCGTTCGAGCCGGACCTCAACCTGGTGGACGAGATCGGCGCCAACACCGCCGTACTGCACGTTTCGGATGGGGTGTGGACCCGATGGATTCCACCGAAGCGCTCGGCAGAACCACCGAGCCAACTAGAGCTTCTGTTCCAGAGCCTGTACAACCCGGCGCTCACCGAGCAGATGTCTCGCGAGGCTGCCATGCTGCACCGCACACTGGAGGACATCGACCGCGATGAGGCATCCCTTCACGAGCAGTACGGGACCGTCACCTTCGCCATCCACCGTGACGCTCACCTCGGACATCGCGAAGACGACCGGCCAAGAACTTCTGAACCGGGCGTTCAACCCGCCCCCGGTGACGCTGGAGATCGCGTTCACCAACGGGACGATCGCCAAGTTGGTGGTCAAGCGCGCGGACATGAGGGCAGCCTGGATGCGGCTGGCGGGGATCGTGCAGATCCTGGACCTGGATGAGCCGCTGGTCCCGGACACCAACAAGGTGGACGAGTACGAGTTGAACACCCTGGGGCTGGTGGTGGGCGCCCACGACCTGATCTTCTCCCGAGACCAGATCGCGCGCGTCACCCTGCTCGACGGATACATCACCTGGGTGTGCTGACAATGGACGAGGTGGCCTGGTTCCGGCACCGGGGAGTCCGCGTCCGCTGGCGCGACCTACGCGGCTACACATCGGGCGACGTGATGTGGGACGGCAACATGTCCGGCAACTACGCCGACCACTGCCGGGTCGCAGTGACCTGGGACGAGACCTCCGTTCCGGAGGGCGTTGGCCCACGCCGGAACTGGGTACCGGTCAAGGAGCTTGTGCGGCTGCCGCCGAGCAGCCGGCCTGGGATAGAGGATGAGATGCGTGATGCGTGACTTCGAGTTGCATGGGGACGAGTTCTGGCCGCTGATCAGCTTCGGCCTGGCCACACCCAACACGTCCAAGCATGACCGCTTCCCGCTGGACATCACCGACGAGGAGATCGCGGAGTACCGGCAGGCGAGCAGCGTGTTCTTCGCCATGCAAGAGCGGCTGGACCGAGTATGGAGCGCCTAGACCCGTTCCAGCTTGACCTGCTGTGCGCCATCGTGCGCCTGGAGCAGATCGAGCAGGAGTTGGGCGAGAACGTGCCGGATGGCATCGGCGGGCACCTGCTGGAGCGGGTGTTCACCTGTGACGTGCCCCGGCTGCGGTCGTACCTGTCGGACGAGGCGCTGGCCTTCGAGGCAGAACTGGAGGAAGAGGATGAGCGACAACGACAAGGACGAGGCTGACCAGTGGACCGCCAACGTGTCCCTGACCCTGATGCTGCTGCACAACCGGATCACCAAGCTGGAGACGCAGGTCGCGGAACTCACCAGGTTCATGCGTCTCGCGGTACAGGAGAAGCTCCGCGCTGAGGCGCGCGCGCTGGGGATAGACCTGTGACCGCCCTGCCATTCGGGTACGAGCGCCGATACAGCACGCCGAAGGCGACGGTGGCTCATGCCGCAGCGGTGTACCGTCCGGACGCCACTGCCCGCTGTGGGTACCGACCGCACCTGGCTGGGTGGTACGGCACCGGCTCCCAGGAGGAGTACGAGAAGGCAGCCTCGCTGCCGCTGTGCAAGCTCTGCGCGAGGAACCTCTGATGGGCTGGGACGAGCAGACCCTCACGATCAGTGCGCTGGTGTCCCGGCACAACAGCGAACGGGACCGCCGGGACGACCATCTCTGGGAGGAGTTGCAGGGACGCATCAGGACCATCGTGAACGAGGAGAAGTACGAGTCGATCTCCGCGATGCTCCATGGCTGAGCCGGTCGTCCGCTGCTGGGTGTGGGACTCCACCACCGGGATGGGCGTGCTGATCGTGGACAACAGACGCAAGAAGCAGACGAAGCCCGAGAAGGCGGCAACGAAGCGCCGAGGAGACAACGCCCAGACGATCACGTACGAGCAGTGGCTGCGCAGGCAGGGTCGTGGGCGCTAGGGTGCACTCACGCACGCGATGAGCACCCGCCTTGCGTCGGGAGACGATCCAGGGGACCGAGCGTGTAGCCGTTCACTCGCGGCGAGCCATGCACCGTGGCCGGATGTCCGGCAGCCTCCGTTCCGTAAGACGGCGGAGGACGGAGGGGCTGGCTTGGTGTGTCCAGCGGCCTCCCGGGTTGTCCATGGGACTTGGCCTTGCACTGGACACGCCGTTGTGTGAGTACCGCAGCGGTGCGGATGTGGGGCAAGGTCGTGCATGGCGCTCGATGAAGCCGTGGGTGTCCCTCCGAAGCGTGGAAGGCTACGTAGTGCCGGGTGGTAGCCAGGGTGACCTCTGCCTTCGGCAGCTTCAACTTCGAGCTGCACTGGCACAAGCCAGCGGGTACCACCCCCAGACCAAGATCAACTCGGATATCAGTGAAAAGTTCTCTGGGTCCTGTCGCTCCGCTCCCCCCCACTGACGCCCCCAGGTGACTCGACATCCGGGGGAGCGGGTCTGTCCACAGTGGAGGGTGCCTCTGTCCTATGTGGACGGACAGGCGCGCGGCTGTCCATTGTGGACGTCCTATGTAGACGGTGCGACTGTCCACAGGGTGTCCACTAGGGAGGCACCCGACCGTGAGGAGTTGTTAACCTGAGTATCAGAGCACTGTCGCGCGACAGACGCTTGTTATCTCTCAGCACTGTTCCGTCTACACGAGGCCTGTCGTCAACCTCGCGTTGCCGCGTGGGGTTGAGCCCCGGACGCATCGGCCCGGACGAGGCAAGCGGGTCACTACCCGCGCAGCACTGCACCCCCGCCAGCCGGGAGACAAGCGGCTGGCGGGGGTGTGTGCCCCGGCGAGGGTCTAGGGCAGGCAGGCGCCTGAGTGGCCGGAGTGCAGACGGCACGGCACACGCGGGTTGGTTCCCACGCGGTGCGGGCATGGCTGATTGGCACGGACGGGACAGACGTCCCACGGCGCATGGGACTGAGCGCAGACCGGGCAGTACCGCACCGGCTCTGAGCCAGCGAAGTTACACGGGCCGTCGTGGCCGACCATGGGCCGAGTGCACCGCCTGCCTGTGGGGTGCACGCCTGGGCAGCGCACCGCGTCAGGGTCCGGACAGGCGTGGCGCTGAGCCAACTCAGTTTCGGCCTGTAGCTGCACAGCCCAGCGGCGAAGCATCTCCCGCTCGGTCGTCAACTGGCCGATCTCGATCTCCTGTTCGGACTGCGCCCGCAGGGCCGCACGCAGAGCAACGTTCAACCGCGCGGTCTCCCGTCGCTCGGCGGCCAGCTCGGCACGCAACCCGGCGACCTTGGCGGCGGCCTGAGCCAGCTCACGGTGAGCGACGTCAAGCGCGTCGTTGGCCTGGTCGAGCCGCTGGGCTAGCTCGCGGGAGTGCACGCGCAGAGCTAGACACTCCTCGGTCATCTGCTGCACAGTGGCCGGATCGTGCTCGTCCCACCGGTCAACAATCACGTAACACGCGGCGCACAGAAGCGGCCGGTTGCCGCCGTCGTACTTGCGCACGCGGCCGGTACCGATGTGATCGCACGGGCCAACCATCTCCAGCGCACGCGGGCTGTAGGTGCAGAGCGTGCACTCACAGCCCGCGTCGTGACCGTAGACGCTCATCGCTGCCACCCGCACACGTCGTTGCCCATGATGGTGCAGTCCCAACAGGGCATGTCCTCGGTACAGCGGGAGAAGGTAGGCACGATGGACACGGTGCGGTGCGCGGTGATGTAGTCGCTGATGGCGTAGAACGTCACGGCGGTGCCGAACATGCTGGTCGCCGTGACGGCCGCGTAGGCCACGAAACGCGAGAACGCACGCACGGCGGTCAGAGAGCCACGGACCACGCGGGTGGTCCACAGCGCGCGCAGCCACACCGTGGCCCACACGCTGTAGACGATCAGCACGAAGCCCACCAGGGCCAGGGCCACGGCCAGGGCGGTGCCCATTCAGATCACCACCAGACGCGAGGAGAAGAACGCCGCGCCGGCCGCGAGATCGTGAATGTACGGGTCGGAGCCGCCCATGACGGCGGTACCGGCGTTGCCGGGGGTGCAGTCCGGGCACTCGTCCACGGGGAGCGCGTGCTCGCACGGGTGGCCGTCGTGGGCGCAGTCGTCATGGTGGTACGGGCACGCGATGCTGGCGGTGTGGTCGCTGGCGTACGCGCACGTGCCGTCCGCGCAGAGGACCATGCCGCAGTGGGTGAGGGTGGTCCGGCTGCCGTCGAAGACCGGGGTCAGTGCCTCACAGATGGCGGCGTCCCCGTTGCACGCCGGGCAGTGGTTCATACAGAAGCGCGAATGCGGCTCATCCTCACCCAAGCGCGGGTACCACGGGTACGTGATCTCGCAGTCCGGGTGAGCACACGTACGGTGCTCGGCCGGAAGGGAGATGTCCGGCCGCTCGGTCTGGCGCCACTCCGACTCGGGCAGCGGCGCGGTGAGCATGATGGGCTCGGCCTCCCGGGCCACGATGTGCGCGTCGAAGTCGTCAGACACGGCGCGGTCCGCGTGATCGGCCGCCAGGAGGCAGATGCCGGACTCGCCCACCACGGCGGTACAGGGCACGCGCTCGCCGTTCTCGTTGAGCACGAACGCCGGGCAGGGCGCCCACTCGGACTGGTCGCCGTCGGGGCGGGGCGCGTCGCTGCACTGGCAGGAGTACGCGCCGCCGGCCAGGCAGAACCCGCACACGCTGGACTCGTCATCCTCGTGTAGCCGGTTGGCGGCAGCGAGGCCGTACTCCCGCACGTCGAGGACCCAGCAGATCGCCGGGTCGTTGGTGGGGCTCTGGTGTTCGGGCGTGGTGCTCATGGTCGGGTGTCCTCTCGCCGGGTGGTCTAGTCCTACTCTTGGATAGTCCCACGGCTGGACACCCGACCATAGAGCCGAATGGCCTAGCCCTTGGGTGACTTCTTGCCCTTGGGTGCGGCGGTGGCGACGGCTGGGCCGACCCCTGCCACGCTCAGGCCACACGCGGTGCAGCGTCCGCCTCCGGCCTTCATGGTGTTGAACAAGCGCACCCCAGGACCGTGAAGCTGATCCTGGGGTGCGCTAGCACACCCGTGCCGGGCCAGGAACGTGCTCATCGGGTTGTCTGCTCATGCGCGGCCAGGATGCGGGCGCGTAGCTTGCCGGCGTGCGCGTGTAGCGTCTCGGCCATCGCCACCAGGGCGGCAACCTCTTCTTTGAGGCTGACCGCACCGGCACCGACCGGCGTCCGTGGTAGCCCGCCGTGAGCCTCACGGGCGTACGCCGCCGTTGTCTCAGCGCGAGTCAAGCAGCTATTGACCCGCTGGTAGGTGTTGGCCAGGGTGGCACGGCTGACTCCCGGGTAGGCCGTGGGAACGGCAGTAGTCGCGGGCATGGGTTCCTCCTCTCAAGTGGTGTTGAAATCGGTGACCCGCCGCAGTGGCGGGTCAGGGAGCGCGTATCCCCGAGGCTGACTCCGTACCGACGCCAGAAGATCGTTCAGAGTGGGTGCCGGACTCGTGCGGGGTTGCGGTGCGGCAGCGACGGGCTGCGACTGTGCCCGCGCACGCTCCTCCTCCGCAGCGATGCGCTCGGCCAGCCGGGCGGACTCCGACTCAGCCTGACGGATGAGCCGCATGACTTCGTTCACGTCATCGGAGTACCCGCCCAGCACCGTGGCCGGGATTTGGCTGCTGCTGCGGCCAAAGGGGCTCCCCGTCGCCGTCCGCCACGCTAGGTGCAGGTTGTCCAGAATGTCGGCCAACTCGCTACAGATGTAACGCAGATCGCCACTCAACGGCATGGCTGCCTCCTCTCAGGAGAGACGCGCCCCCGGCCCGCCCCCCTGGTGGGGAGGCAGACCGGGGTGCGCGTACCGGCTCAGCCCTCCAGCAGCGAGGCCGTCACCGTGGTGTTGTGCCGGAAGTCCCGCCGCTTGTCGCTGCGGTCCACGAAGGACACGGCCGACAGGGCGGACTGGACCTGGCGGACGGCGTCCGCACCGGACGTGGCCCGGACCCGCTGACGGGTGATCGTGACCGAGTACAGCGGGTTGCGCGGGCCGGCCTTGATGCCGAGACGGCCCAGCGCCGCCCGCACACCCGAGTCGCACCACCCGTTCTCGCGGGCGGCCGACTTGGCCTCGGCCTTGACGGCGGACTCCAGCGCGGCGAGGTACGCCGTCACCTGGTCGGCGTACTGCCGCCACGTGTACTGGTCAGCGAAGTCGGACGGGCGGACGGGCTTGGTGGGCAATGCGGTCATGGTGCATCCTCTCTCGCGGCCTCAGCCGCTTTTGTGGCGCGTCGCCTCTCGACACGCCGAACTAGTTGGTCAAGCAACCCCACACACCACGCGGCGCTGAGTACAGCCCGCGCGGCGTTAGCGAGGGGGGACACGGGTCAACCCACCGTGACGGACAGGTATCCGCGACTGGTGAGGCAGACCGTGATGACTGCGGCAACCACGGGGATCATGGCGCCTGCCGCAATGGCGCGCAGGGTCAGGGCACGGATGGTCACGGCGTCCCACTCTCCGCCGCCGCACTGGCGTCCGGCTCGGGGGAGTCCACCGACTTCTTGGGGGGCGCGATCTTGAACCGGGAGGCGGCCGGGACCCGGAGCGGGTCGATCTGGCCGCGCGCCGGGTCGCGGTGCCGGTCGCGCAGGGCGTCCCGGGCGATCCGCCGAGCCTCATCCTCCGAGAACGCGGTCACGTCCAGCGGGACCATGATCCGGAAGGTCTCGGTCGGGGGCGCCGTGATCTCGCACTCCCGCATCACGCGAGTCAGCTCCACCCCGCGCGACTGTTGCGCCCCGACAAGCGCGCGGTACAGCGCAGCCTTCCGGGCCACCAGGGCGGCCTCGGCCGCCGCGCGACCGGCCACCGTAGTGGGGGGCGACGCGGGCGGGTTGGGGTCGGG